GGCGGTTTAGGCGGAGGAACTGATAGCTATGGAAGTAGTAATGGTGCAGGTTTTAATGGCAGCGGCGGCGGCGGCGGTGGTGGTGCTTTTAACTATGGTTCTGGCTATGGCGGAGGAGGAGGCGGCGGCGTTGGTTTACTAGGTCAAGGATCGAATGGAAATGGTGGTTATCTTGCTTCAGGTCTGGCAACAGGTGGAACTGGTGGAAGCAGTGGTGGTACTGGAGGTACAGGTGGCGGCAATAGTTCAGGCAGTTATGATCCCACTGGCCCTTTAGATGGAGGCAATGGTGGATATTATTACGGTGGAATTTCTGCACAATCAGCAAGCCCTGGCGGCAGTGGTGGAAGCAGTAGCGGTTATGGAGGAGGAGGAGGGGGAGGTGCCTATGGTGGAGGTGGTGCTGCTGGATATGGAAATGGCGGCGATGGACAAGGAGGAGGAGGAAGTGGAGGTGCTGTTCGTATAATTTGGGGAGCAGGGAGAAGTTTTCCTTCAACCAACACAGGTAATGTTTAAGAGCTGAACAATGCTTATTCGCCTTGAAAACGGTGTTCCTGTTGAGCACCCTATTGATGACTACAATTTCCGAACAGCTTTTCCTGGAGTTTCTTTTCCTAGCTGTTTAACGCCAGCAGATGTTGAAGCTTTTGGTTATGGCTTGTATGAATACACTCAACAACCAGTTTTAGATAAATATCAAAAGATGGTTGAAGATGTTCCAATCAAAAAAGATAACGGCATCTGGTATCAACAATGGAAAGTTGTTGAGATGAGTGATGAAGAAAAAGGTCAAGCAGATTCATTTGAAGCAGAAAAAATTAGAGGCATCCGTCTATATAAATTGATGATGTCCGATTGGACTCAGTTTCCTGATGCGCCTGTAGATGGTTCTGTATGGCTTGAATATCGGCAGGCGTTACGTGATGTTCCTTCTCAATCCGGTTTTCCTTGGGATGTAGTCTGGCCTGCTGAACCTGTTTAAGAATCTTTTTTAAAAGTTTGCTGTACTTATCTATAATAGGTACAGCTTTTTATTGTCCTTATGCGTATCTCAGATGCTGGCCTATCACTCATTAAAGAGTTTGAAGGACTCTCTTTAAAAAGCTACATCTGCCCAGCTGGCATCTGGACCATTGGTTGGGGGCACACTGGCCCTGATGTTAAAGCCAATATGACCATCAGCGAAGCAAAGGCTGATGAGCTTCTGCGCCAGGATGTTGCCAGGTTTGAGCGTGCTGTTCAAGATTTGATCGTTGCCAGGATTAATCAGGCTCAATTTGATGCCCTAGTCTCCTTTACTTACAACTGTGGGGCCGGTGCACTGGAGGAATCGACCTTACGGAAGCGGCTTAATAACAACGAAGATCCCAATAAAGTAGCTGCAGAAGAGTTACCTAAGTGGGTTAAAGGTGATCAAGGTATCCCGCTACCTGGTTTGGTTGAGCGTCGTAAGAAAGAAGTGCTTCTCTTTACCTCTGGCCGTGCAGAAAAACAGAAGCAAAATGAAATTGATATTACCTGTACTGTTGATACTTTCCTAAAGAAAGAACCAATCCCTAGTGGTGATCTGCGCCCTGATCAAAAGGTACGCATCAAAGAAGATCGCACCTATAAAGGTGCAGAAGTTATTGCCAAGAAAGATAAACACACCCAGCTTGTCTTCCCTTACAACCTAGGCACCTGGTGGGTCTTTGATGAGCACTGGTATGGATTAAAAGGTGTTTTGAATCACCCAAAAGATAAGGCAGAGATTCAATATGACGGAGTTAAGTTAGCTGTTCCTTATCAATCACAGCGTGATAACTACCGTGATGCCAGTCGTACTTGCTTTTCCTCTAGCTGTGCCATGGCTGCCATGTACCTACGGCCTGGTTGCATCAAGAGTGATAACGATTATCTCAAGAAAGTTTTTGCCATTGGCGACACCATTGAAGTGGATACCCAACTCAAAGTGCTCCGCCAGCTGGGGCTAAACCCAAAGTTCAAACAAAACGGCACGATTGAGGACATTAAGCAGCGCCTCGATGAGGACATTCCCTGCCCTGTTGGCATTCTCCACAAGGGACCTGCTAATGCTCCAACCGGCAGCGGACACTGGATTTGCGTCATTGGCTACCAGGATGAAGCCAAGAAGTTCATTGTCCATGACCCCTGGGGCCAGCTGGATAACTACACCGGTGAGTACAAAAACCAGAACGGAGAAGGCATTCTCTATACCTATAACCTGTTTCAGCGGCGTTGGATGGTGGAGGGTGACGGTACGGGCTGGTGGATTGACTTAAAGTAAATTACTATTGCCAAAATGCCACGTCATGGATACTGTCATTGCTGATTTAGAATCAGGCCTTAAGGAACAACTTGCTTCTTTAACTGATACAATCCGTGAACTTGAGGATCAAATCTTACGTAACAAGGAAGGTTATCTAAAAGTTCAAGGCGCTATCGAGATCCTCAATGTGCTGAAGCAACGTCAAGTTGATAAAGCAAATGAGCAAGCTAAAAAAGAACTCACTGTTCAAGGTGTAGATTGATGTTAGGGGAGTTCACAAAGGGCCGTTACCGTGCTCTGGAGCTAATCACAGAACACGTCAGAGAACCTTCTCGTGAACTCCGCTTAAATGCAATTGTCTGTGATATCACAGATGAAGATTTGCGGTGGGTTACCGAACGTGTCCACCACTTTCTTCTTAAGCTCCTAGAAGATGCAGACTACGATCCAGCCGATGTGGATCAAACTCTGTTTCTAGGAGAAATTGGTCTAACTGATTAATCGGGATAGCAGGATTTGAACCCGCGACCTAACGCTCCCAAAGCGTCCGCGCTACCAAGCTGCGCTATATCCCGTGGTAGGAGCGGTGGGACTTGAACCCACAAGGTCTAAGACCAACGGATTTTAAGTCCGCAGCGCATACCAATTCCGCCACGCTCCCAACTGTTTTAGTTTAGCGAGAAGTACAGGTTTGTGTGTCCTAATTTAATGTTAGGAATTATGAACAAACATGTTCCATAGCGAGAATGATTTACTAGCTAACTTAATTGTTCTTAGTCCTAAGTGTGCTCGTAAAAAATTCCGTGAATCTATATTTGAAGCCTGGCATTACAAATGTGCTTACTGCGAAAAGCAACTCTGTGATCGCACTGCTACAATCGATCATGTTGTTCCTAAACATAAAGGCGGTCATAGCACCCGCAATAATTTAGTTTGCTGTTGCACATCCTGTAATAAATCAAAAGCATCTGAGCTTCCCTTTAACTGGTTTACTGATAAGCATTCCTTTTATTCTGAGGAGAGAGCAAGTAAAATTAAAGAGTGGCTTGAGCAAAAACCACAGACTGTATCTCTCTTTAACTTTCTCGATTCTGTTGTAACGGCATGATGGATATGGAACCCGCAACAGATCCAAAAGATTTCCTGATGGGTTTTATTGAGCGTAAAAAGCTCATGGGCCAGCCAGATCCTGATGCACAAGTAGCAGAACTAACAGCTGAAAGGATTCCTCCGTACCTCAAGATCATTGGTACTGGTATCCCCAGCATGGAAATCACCAGCAAAGAACGCTCAGCTAACTACTACGGTTGATGCCATGGCAGATCGAGCTAAAGCAAAGCAGCTAGCTAAAGATCGCCTGGCCTGCAACAAACCACAACGCACTCCAGATCATCCAACTAAATCGCATGTAGTCAAGGCGTGCGAGAATGGAAAAGAAAAAATTATTCGCTTTGGCCAGCAAGGTGTTTCTGGCTCACCGAAAAAAGAAGGTGAATCAGAAAGCTACCGTAAACGCAGAGAAAGTTTTAAAGCACGTCATGCTAAAAACATTGCCAAAGGAAAAATGTCGGCTGCCTATTGGGCAGACCGCGTTAAGTGGTAACTTCTATGGCTAAAGTAAAAATGGAACCCAAGGCAGTTTGTTACTGCCACCTTGTTCAGTTATTGCGTGATACATCGCATTTGCTGAATCAAACTTATATTGTCCATTGGAATCTAATGGGCAGTAAGTTTTATTCCATTCATAAACTGACTCAAGAGATTTATGAAGAGATGCAAGCTGGTCTTGATACGATTGCAGAGCATCTACGCTCTCTTGATATCAGTACGCCACTGAGCGTAGAAGATCTCAACAGTTCTCCGATGCCACCAATTCCGGAAAGCTGCTTTGATCAAGACGGCATGATCCGTGCATTAGCCATTAATCACAATGCCCTGGCGGAATCTTTTAACCAGCTAGCAGAAGAAGCTGAAGTTCTTAAAGATCAGCTGACCTTAGACTTAGCTGTAGAGCGTGGCCGCGCCCATAAAAAATTCCAGTGGCTTTTAAAATCTAACTTAGGTTAAGAAGTAAATGAATAACCTTAAGACACAGGAACTTCTAGATCGCTATAAAACAGCAGTCACCATGGCCATGGAACCAATCCGTGACGGTGGTGATGAGGACATGGGCGCCATGGGCACTCCATACTTCACCATTGATCAGCGGTATATTCCGTTACGAAATACAACTACAACCTGATGGTAGCAAAAAATTGCATAACTGTTAGGATGTAGAGACGGATTGGTAAATTTTCAATGGATGCCAATGCCCTAGATCTGCCAATTGATAGCGAATTCGCCATTCATGCAGCAGCCCTGGCAATCAAGGACCTTGATCGAGATGAGTTAGAAGAAGCGTTTGTTGACATGCTTCACATGAAGATGATGGACAGGCAAATGTTTCTTAGCATCTTGAAAGAACATGGTATTGATGCCGACATCAGCTTTCAATTTCAAACCCACAACCAAGTCAACTGATAATGCCTACCGTTACTTTCCAAGGTACCGAAGACACATTCATTGCTTCCAGCTCTGAACTCACCTACAAGGGTGATGGCATCCCTGGCAATGATAGCGGCGACCTTTGCCAGCGTGCGTTCCACGTTAACCCAGCTAGCACTGGTGACATTATTGTCAAAGTTGATAGCAGCACTGGCATTAACACCATTCAGATCTTCCAAGAGGATGACTACACCGCAGGTAATGCTCCTACTGGTTATCTGAAATTCTTTGATATTGCCAAAGCAGGCAAAAGCAAAGGTGTTGTTGGCGTGACCGTGACGGACGCTAGCAAGAATTACGTGGTGATCCTTACGACACCTGACGCCTACAGCGAAATCAGCTATAACGGTTCTGTCGTTGTTCCCTAAGACTTCTGTCTTACATCAATGAATACAGCCTCCAGTTGATCCGACGGTACACACCCTGTCGGATCCACACTGGTATGGAGCAATATGCACCGTATCGGGCCAAGGAGGATGGTCCTTGGATGATTGGGTATGGCAGCAAACGGTTTGGGCGCAGTGCTGTTACGCCTTTCCTACGCTGCACACGAAAGCAAATTGAAAGCCAGCTAGAGAAAGACCTGGAGGAGTTTGTTTTTACACTCCAGGATCTAATCTTTATGCCTTTAAATGAAAAGAAAAAAGGCGCTATCTTAAGTTATGCCTACAGTATTGGCATCACAAAGTTTAAAGATTGTAGGCTTTTACATCTAATTAATTCTGGTGCAGATCGCACAGAGATTATTAAAGAATGGTCTCCATTTATTTGTAAGGATATACTCTGGAATCAACGTTTAGTTGATCGCAGACGCAGCGAACTTGATACATATCTGCAACCCGACACTGATGTGCCCCTACTGGTAGAGCACAAGTGTAAGTTACCAAAATGTTTACTAAATATTGCTGAGAATTTTAATGGTTCTCCTCAGCAAGTTAAAGCAATTGAATTCTTAGAAGAACAACTACTCCGTTGGGATCCAAAGAACGAAGTAGTTGATGAGTTCTTTAGGCTTTGGAATCAGCGTCCAAAGTCAACTGGTTCTGCTTCCATTTATTCTGAAGACGATCTAGATAATCTTGAAGCTCTAAGATACGCAAGTAGTTTAATTCCTCAAGAGTTAGATCAATCATTGGGGAATCAGGTCCCATAAGTGTTAATTAACCGGGTTAAATACCACTGCGCTTTACGTAAATCTTGAACTGGGTTCTCTTTATTTTCGTAGCGCCAAATATATTTCATTACATTGCCCTTTAGATAACCACGATACGCTTCTGATGACATGCAAGCATCAATAGCATCAATGCACTCCACGTGGCCAAAAGTATAGTGCGACGGGTGATTTACGTTGTCTTCTTGCATGGAGTGTTTAGTTCTGCAAGAATACTAGTATGGGATTTGCAAAGAGTCAATCTTATCAGGTTGACAACCGTTTCAGTCAGGCACAAGGTGTTGATGATAGCAACACTGGTTTAAATTTCCTTGGTAATTACCTTAGGGCACGTACTGCTAACAGTAAATTACCGATTACATCTGAACGTTTAGAAGATGATCGCTTCGTATTCCCAGCTCTTGGCGGCACTGTCCCCATTGGTGCATTACCTTCTGAGCCACGCGGTCCTTCCGGTCTCGGTAACACTGACAGCTCTGCTTCTTTCCGCAATATTTTTAGGGCTCGATAAGCTAACGTCACATGATGACGCGGCCAAGCGTTGAAAATGCTTCTTCAAACTTGGCTAAACGGTTAATTCCCAAGTCCTTAGGCGGAAGGTACACAAAGAATCCCCATTTCAGTGGGTTTTCTAGCTGGTAAAAGTTACGTCCATGCATCACCTTTGGACGTTCTTTTGGAATACAAACTGGATAATCCCAGATGCTTTGCTGTTTACGCAGTGTTTCGTGGGAAATACTGAAGAACAAAGCAGAATTGACAAACCCTAGCTTCCAATCCTTCTCCAGGCGTCTGAACCAGGCCACTGAGGGTGAGATGCCACCAAAACCACCCCGCGTAGACCAGCGCCAGGTACCCCGTTGCTTGTTAAAGGAGCAGCGTCCATAGGTTGGCGGGAAACAATACACGTTTCCGCTCCACGGTTCTTGCTTATTGAGGGCATCATCTGTTTTGCAGAAGAACTTTTCTGCCTGAATGAACTCTTTGTTGGCGTGAGCAGTGGAGCAGGGATCTAGATCAATGTAATCTAGGGTGTGATAGATCAAAGGCAGGTAAGAAACAGGGGTGCACCAATCATCTTCTAACTTATAAATACGATAGAGAGTGTGATAATTGCGTGCACGTGCACCGCCTTGTTTATGCATTATTCAGATTCACTAAATGCCAATGGTTGATCACGTTTGTAGCAAATTAAGGACATTTCTTTATCATCTTGAATGATAAATAGTCCTGCTGTCTTAGGGTCAATAGATTCTGCCCGTGCAATTGCTTTTTGCATCACATCCGCAGGGCCGTCCATCTCACGGCTACGGAAGTCAGACTGTGCTTCGATCAGTGCTGGCACCGGTAGATAGAACATCGAGTGTTTCGGATCCTCTACCCGTGGTAAATAAACCATGGCACCAGGACCTTCGTTGGCATAGAACTTCTCATAGAAGTCACACATGTCAGCACAGATCCTCTCCACTACTAACTGGGTCATCTTCATCTCCCCACCAGTCTTGGCGTTGGAGAGAAGACCGCTGATTAACCTTTGCCGCCTGTTGCTCATCTTTAATAAATTGTCCGAGACCTGTTTGGTGTAATGTTTTACAGAGCTTGGGTAATGGCTGATAAATGACAACCATTTTGCCCATGTTACCAAGCTTTTTTAGGAGTTTATTTTTCTCATCCTTTAGCTTGGTTAGCTCACCTTGCCTAATTAAATATTCAGCTACACAACGATACCGTCGTTTTGTTGCTAAGTCAATGTCGGGAAACTTCTCACAGATTGTGGCTGGTTTCATATCGCTGAACGTAATTCTGATCTGATCCGCTAGCGACAAACCATGAATTAAATCTGTACTTGTTACCTCATAGCTCTTAACCAACTCCAGATACCGCTGGAGATCTGTGGTTTCAAAGGACCCTTCTGGCGGTATGAACGGTTGGATCTGCGCTGCTAGAGATGGCTTAACAATCTCCTGGTAATTTTCAACCGTTACTGAGTTGATATCTAGATCGGTAAAGCGATAGCTCATTAACCAGGTTGTTTTCCATTAGCCTAACAACTTTTTGCTTGTCTGCAATAGCGCATCTTCTCTTCCCACTGGAGTTGGTGATCCATCATCAGAACCAGTTCATAGTAGTCACGTTTTGGCTCCAGGTGTTTATAGTCCCCTGGCTTAGGACGACCACCAAAGTTAGAAGCTTCCCATAAAGAATTGGCAAAATTCTTCTGTTGGGTTGACATTAGTGATAACATCGTTTTAGTTGACATTGCTTTAAGCAGGTCTTTAAAATCCTCTGTAAAAGGACTACACTGATGCGTCGCCCCATTACCTATGCTGAGCTGATCCTTGCTGTCCTCTTGATCATCGGGGGTTTCCAGCTGGCTCCTCACCTGTACAGGTTTGTTTCAGATAAAGTAAGTATAGAGGTCAAGCTTAAATAGAGTCCATGGGTCAACCCAAGCCGCCTACTACTGAGATTAAACCGCAAGATCCTTTGATTGTACAAGAATCTGTGCGGCCATCGACTCTGTACGGTCAAGGAAAGTTTTTAGAAGCAACTACAGAGAATCTTAATCGTGCATTAGCAATGCGTAGTGCTTCTGCTGATGCATTATTAGGTCGTCCTACAACACCAATCCTTCGGGATAATGGTGAACCTATTCCAACAAACTTAGGTTTTACTCAGTTTGATCCTACTGTTTTCTTTGAAGCAAGTAAAAATCCCTACTTAGCGGCAGATATTGCAGAAACTAAGCGTAAAGAAGAGCGTGCCAATCGAATGGAACGTCGTCGTGAACGTATGGATGAAGAGATGAATAATATTTTTGGTATGGACCGTGCTAGCTATTTAAACGCACTGGGTCGTATTTCTAATCAAGGCCGTAGCACCTGATCAGAATAAGTTATCTTCCGGTACGATCTCTTCTTTCTGCTCAACCCAGTGGTTATAGGTGTCCATGAGGACTTTATATTCCTCATAGGGCACCAGCATTACTGCCTTGCCTGGTTCCACTAGAACCTTGTAGTGGATGTGATTTTCAAATACATCTCCCAGGATCTCATCAAATCTGTCTTCTAATTCCTTATAGGTGACAGTTTTCATGAGTTGAATGCAAGTAACAATACCTTAGCAGATTCCAGGTTTTGGTCAACCTGTAATAGTACCAAAGTCAAACGTGCTTTCTACTCCTTCAGTTAGTAAACCAAATTCAAGAGCATCTTCTACATCTTCTGCAACATACCGCCAGTCAATAACGAATCCTTCAATTGTAATGGAGTAAGTTGTTTCTAAGTAGCGGATATCGTTAGTAATTAAAAAGATATACTGTCCTGGATCCAACATCAACGTTGGATAGTCAGGGTTGAAGGTGGGAAACTCATCACCATCTCCACCATCAACGACAGATGCTTCTGGTACTACGTAACCGTCATCGTTAACAATTAATTCACGACGGTTATTGCCATCTTCTACCTTGTAAAACGCAACTAAAGTATTGCGATTTGTATTTGAAGTGGTAGCAAACTGACTGAAATTCTGGCTTAACTTAATTGAACGTGGCTTAATTAAGTTAAAAGAATAAAAGGTGGTCTGACTACGAGACAAACCACCATGAGTATTGGAAATTGTTAGCGATTTATAGACAGGCGTGAAATCCCCCAAATTAACAGGGTTATTAACAGAATCTCCCAGATATGGAGGCAGTGGATCACTACCGTAGTAGGAAGTCGGACCATAAGCAGTGGGACCAGTGCCGCCAACGGGATATGCCTCTACTGTTTGTAAGTTAACAAGACCAATATTGACTGGTAATGTTGCTAAGAATCTAGCCATCTGTAGTGCATAAGCCAGTATATAAACCGTTAGTACGGCCACTGGCTTGGTAACGATCTTCAATAATTTTAGCGCGTTCTGGATAGAATCCTTCCATCTCCATTGTTTCAATCAAGTCATAATTGAGTTCATTCTTTAACTCATATAGCTTTAAACTTGCTTCCGCTTCAGTATCTACCCAGTCGGTAAAGTGATTTACACCATCAATAAATACAAAGCCTGCATATTTTTTCTCAGGCAGATGATGGTTACTCAAAGTAACTCGACTTGTTTTCGATACTGGCTTTTGCGTGCTCGAAGATGTTGCCATAGCTGAGATTGACCGCTTTTATTTCGGTGGGTTGAGAGGTTAATGTTAGCTCCTTTATACGCAGATGAAGCGGGTTACAGCACGTAATATCGCAACCTTCTTGGTGAAAGATGCGGTAACGACCGGTATAACCACGGCTCAACCAGAAGGCAACACGAGAAGCTGACTGTGTTTTAGCAGAGTGGAACGGACTTGGCATGTAAGCAACGGTTTCTTGTCCGTTTTTCTTGGTGCCACCCAGCCACTTCCAACATTCATTGGGTCCTTTGATGTCAACCTTCAACCAGAAGTTACGGACTGTCCAGTAGATGTCCATATCAAAGTTACAAACGTCTACAGAACAGCGTCCTTTCTCAATTTCTTCTAAACAATCTTTACATTCACCCATCAAACCAAAGTTGTTGTGGTGACCTGGAAAACCTTTCTTATGCCAGAGGCAGTAGCGGTTAACGTTTTCTTTCTGTAGTTCTTGTAACTTATCGTCATAACTCTGTGCATTACAACTAAAGATATGATCAAGGTTCTTTGTTAGTGCTTCGTTCTCTTTTTCAGTCATTGGAGTAGGCTCCTTCGTTGCAGATTCTTCTAATGACATGGTACGGGAGTTTGTATTGTTTACTCAGCTTCTCATAGGTCCACTCACTTTTGCTGGCGCTCCTCTGTTGCTTGATTGCCTCCACGATGGAGGGGTTGATCTCGCGTCCTTTGCGCTTGGCGTTCTGCATCCACACGTCCTGGGTACTGCCAAAGAAGTAGTGGGTTGGGTTGATGCAGTGCTGTGAGGTGCAAAAGGAATAGCGCACCACCAGGTCCGGCCCATCGACTGGCGCGTACTTATCTGCCAAGGCCATCGCCAGGAGCCTGGCATCTTTCCCTTTGAACAAGGGGCGTGAGGGGTGGGAACTGGTGAAGTATTTGAGGGAGGGGTGGTTGATCCGTTTAATGCACCAGCAGGAAGTCATACCGAGTTCGGTTTGACACAACCTAAGACTTGTTGCAAAAGAGAGCAGATCTTCTCCAGTTAGGTATTCATCTCTGAAAAACGTGAAGTAATCCAAGTTAGGGGATTGTTCGACGCCCTCAGACTAGGCCGAGATCCCTTGCAGGTCAAGGGGTTTCAGAGGCGCCAAACGAACGAACGAATAGGGCAAAAAATCCCTATTTATCTTTAGAAGGAGTAGCAAGTGGTTCTTAGGTGTTCGTTTTATGTACGAGTAGATGTGACTGTCACCTAATAACCACTTACCATTCCGCCTTAAGTGAAAGCCGCAAAAAAATGGCATACTCGTTCGTGCGCAGCACACCAGCCAAAACCCCTGGCGCCCAAGGGATTTGGTGGGGTACCAAGCAGAACAGTTGTACTCCCTAACGTGAGTTAAGCAAACGGAGCCCTATTCCTCTGGGGCAATGGGATACGTTTCCTCATACTGTTGCGCGTACACTAATGCGCAGTGGTAAGGTTCGACAAAACGACACATCGAACCACCAGCAGTACAGACGCGATGTACTTGGTTACCATGCAAATCTTCACCTAATTCAATAGTTGTTCCGTGTGGAAAGGTTTGAATAACT